CACCTTCTTCTTTATTTTCATCCTCTTTTTCAGGTTTTTCGCGGGTTTTCTTTGTTTTATCATTTGTTTTCTTCATTTTAGGGGGTTTAATTATTGAATTCTTATTTGTATCATCATTCATAATAATAACAATGTCACCTAAAGATGAATTCATTTGAACCTCAAATGAACTTTCTTGGTATTTTTGTTGCTTCAGTGTATATATTGTTTCTAAAGATTTAGGGGAAATATATGTTTCAACCTCTTGAATAGAATAAATTTTATTTCTTAGTTCAGTTGATTTGGGTAAAAGGATAGTTGAATATATTACATCACTTTCTTCTAATAAATGAATGGCATGTGTTTCGCGATATGTATTTACTAATTTTTTAATAGTTCCAATAGCTTCTATTATTGATTTTTTTAATTCTTGAATTTCTAACATTTTCGCATTATTTTCAGTAATAGAAAATAAATCCGTGTTATATGATGTAACAGCATAATTTTGTAAATCAACATCTTCTAAGAGTTCTCTCAATCTCTTTTCAATTTCTTCTACTCTCTCATATCCATAAAGAATGTTATTTTTTGCTATAATAATTTCTTTATTCAAAAAAGTGGTATTATTGGTTTTCACGTCATCATTCATTCTTTGGTAATCATTTGTTGTTAATTTTGTTATTTCCGTTTTTAAATTAATAATAAACCCAGCATCAATACGTATATTTAATTTACATTTTGGTTTCGCATCACAAGATGCTAATAAAATTCTAGAACCATCCTCCATTTTTACACCAAAAAATGTCCCACCTATTCCATTACATTGAATACATTTTTTTACAATTTCCTTCTTCTCTCCCTTTTTGTTTCCAAGTTTAGAATTTTTAATTACATATGCGTTTTTTAATCTATAATATTCATCGATAGCATCAATTAATGTTTTATTATTATTCATATTCTATTATAGGATTAAAAACGGGGTAAATTTGTTATAAGATTTTGAGATTGTTGTAATTTATTTTGTTGATAATTGTAAATTTTTGACATTATATAATTTTTTTTATCTGTTTCTCTCATCATAATTTCTTGAATATTAGGTTTACCTCTGTATCTAAGTATTAATGTAATACCTAGACCTACTACTAAGAAACAAAACACGGTTATGTTAAATATATAATTGTTATATTTCTGCCGATATATATGACAATTATATAGCGTGGTATATAAAAAAGAAGTTGTGCCGTTCTCTATCAATGATGGCTTTTCTTCCATAATATTAATATTATATGAGTATACTATTACATGGTATTATTTACGTAATAGTGGATAATGTTTTTGTATTATAATATGCTAATAAAAAATAAATAATAATTCCAGTGTATATATACCATACACATTTCCCTACAAATGTTTTATCCCTTAATACATGCATCAATTTTGTTTTATTTTCACCATCATTCATAGGATTTCCCACAAATTGTTTCCATATATCATCTACATTTGATAATGACATTGAATTGAGTAATAAAGAATTATCAGAATTTATCTGTCTTAATATTCTTTTTATTTCGTGATCGGGTGAATTTTCATATTCACTCAACATATTATTGATAATTGTATCCGCATTCTTTTTTACATAAAAATATCCAAATGTGTTTGAAAAAGGTTGAATCATCCCATGTGTTTCAGGTAAATCAATAACAACAGCTATAACTATAAATAAAAACCAACACATAACTGTATAAGTCCATAATTGAATATTTTTCAAAACTTCAATATTACCATTTAGATAAACATATAACGTAAATATATTTGAAAGTATCGCAATTAAAAATAAAATTCCATATATCATCATTTTATGATTAGGTGTAATTGGGTCAGATATATTAGTTAATTCATAATATTTTAATCCTATAAATAATAATAATGCTGGTAGCACGGTTGTCATATTTACAGTGAAATAATATTATATATTCATATGTATTAAGTAAATAAATAATAAGGCGATATTCTTATTTTAGAATTATGTTTTAATATAGATTTAAAATGAAAATATCTATGTTCGCAATCTTCATTATAATTTAATATATCATTTTCAGGAATCATATTGGTCTCAACCATTACATTTTTTTCTACAAGTGATTTTGGTAAATAAGTTAATTTATTACTTCCATCATAACGACAATCTACAAATTTTTTAGTTTTATAAATAGCAAACCCACAAAATGCCGAATAACAAGGAATATATGAATTTGTTTCTTTTGCCTTTTTATTCAAATTATTAATATAATTTCTTCTTTTTGATAAAGTTGCGGCTATATTGTGAAAATAATTAAATGGTAATACATAAGGATATATGGATAAAGCCCATACATCATAATAAGTATTTTTTTTATCCCTGTTATTTCCCCAAAAAGATAACGAATCCCATTCATTCATTCTTCGTAATGAATTTTTCAGTAAATTAATATTTATATTACCATTACATACATCATCACAATCCATCATAATAAATAATGGATATTTATCTTTCTTAGCATCTATTTGTTCCATTAAATAATTTCTTCCAATTGCTAAACGATGAGTTCTTAATTCGTCTAATGGTTCACTATTTACATGAAATGTAAATTTTGGATTAAGTTTATTATAATACACTAATTTATGTAGTGTATTATCTTCTGATATATCATAAAACAATATAATTTCATAATCATTGAAAAGTTTTGATATTAATATCATATTGGCATATACTTTATCAATATGTTTCCCAACATTTCTTACTGTTCCGCAAATTACACAATTCATCCTATTTTGTTATAGTAATTTTACATATTATTTTTGCTTATATTACCATTATTTTCTTTCAAACTCAACTTTATTCAATTGTTCTGTTACACCTCTATCTGACAAAATTCCCTTGTTGTTTGATTCTCGTAATGATGAGACTAAGATGTTATCAATCTTGTTATATTTATCATTATTTGTATATACTGTTGGTATATCAGAATTAACTGGCTCTTGATATGGATTTGGATTAACTGGCTCTTGATATGGATTTGGATTAACTGGCTCTTGGTATGAATACGGATTAACTGGCTCTTGGTATGAATACGGATTAACTTGATTTTGAGAGTATGGAATAAATGTATTTTGTTTCATAGATACATTAGGTTGTACGTCAATTTGTGAAGGAATATATTGTTTATCGTGAAATTGATTGACTGGTTCGGGTTTATAAGGAGTAAAAGGTGAAGGTTCTTGGTATTGATTGACTGGTTCGGATTTATAAGGAGTAAAAGGTGAAGGTTCTTGGTATTGATTCTCTGGTTCGGATTTATAAGGAGTAAAAGGTGAAGGTTCTTGGTATTGATTTTCTGGTTCGGATTTATAAGGAGTAAAAGGTGAAGGTTCTTGGTATTGATTCTCTGGTTCGGGTTTATAAGGAGTAAAAGGTGAAGGTTCTTGGTATTGATTGACTGGTTCGGGTTTATAAGGAGTAAAAGGTGAAGGTTCTTGGTATTGATTGACTGGTTCGGGTTCATCGCCAATTGTATTTATATCTTTCATTTCTTCATATTCTTCATTTTCTGCGTTATCTATACGTTTGTCTAATGTTTTTGATATAATACTTTCAACAATATCCTGATATAAATGAACACCCTTATCATAACTTTGTTGGCAATTTACATATAATTGTGATATATAAGTCCTAGATTGTTGAATAAGATTATCAAGCATAGCATCATTTAAACGAGGATTGATACGAATTTGTTTTTTACCTGTCTTTTTATTTACAGTATATACAAATATTTTACTTACAATATCCATAAGTTTTTCTTGATTTAATGCGGCATATCGTTTCATTTCATTTAAATTATCGGCATACTTCCTATAAATATTATTACTTGATGAAATGGATACAGGTTCTTCATAATCAGGATTATTACACATATTGTATTGTTGGATAGGTATATCGTTAAATGACTTTATTTCGGGCGGAACTTCTTGGTTATGTTTACCTGTAAAACTTTTATAAAATTCCCGAACATCTTCTTCGTATTGTTGTCTAGATGTTGGTGACATAGAATTATATTTTCCTTCATTATAATCATATACATCATAATACAAAGTTTCTAGTTCTTTGATACCAGGTTCTTCTATAAGAAGGTTTGGTTTAAATTGTAGATGGCATATAGATGGTTTTAACATAACATTTGTGGAACCAAGAGATAATGATTGGAATAATCCTTTATCTGTTTTAGGAGTATCAACAGGTTCTAAAGCATTAATACGATTATTACATAAATTTGAATATTCTACGCTAACTTCAACTCCTTCAGGAATATCTTTTTTATTTACCCAATTTACCTCTTTTACAAATCCAGATTCGTCTCTATATTTATATACGGGATTAATAGTCAAAATAATGGCTGAAAATAAATGGGCTATCCTTATATAAAAAGATGCTATAGACATACACATTTCTTTTTTTACCATTTCAGGTATTTCTCTATCAACCATATTTTTACTAAAATATGTAACCTTTTGGCTTTTTAATTCACCTGGTTCATACATATCACCTTGTTTTTTTACCATATATTTAATATCTCTTGTTGTGGCATATTTTGATATAATGTCGGATGTTAAAATAATTAGTTGATTACAATATTCTCTATCCGTTAATTTTTTTAACGATTCAAAATCCATTGTAACAATATAATACGTAGCAATGTAATCTATTGTATGACGAAATCCATCCTTTGATAAATCATTTGAACTTGAATAATTCGCACCCATATTCTTTAATAATAAAAGTGATTTAAATTTTGTTCTTTATCTATTAATATATTCAACGAAATATGGAGAGTTCCAAAACATTAAAGGTTGGCTCACATAAAAAGAATATATCTAAAAAAAATAAGGTTAAATTGTGGGATGAATTTGATATTCAGGAACAAACGCCCCAAAATACTGTATCTATTAAAAAAATTGTAGATGTAGATAAATTATATATTAAAGCAAATGATGATAAATTGAATTGTTCTAATTGTAATTCTCCGTTAATTTATGACGACGAAGGACTTCCTAATTGTTCGAACACGAAATGTGGTATTATTCACAGCGATATTCTTGATTTTTCTCCAGAATGGAGATACTATGGAAGTGAAGATAATCAAAGTGGAGATCCATCGCGTATTGGTCTTCCTATTAACAATTATTTAGAAGAAAGTGCTTATAGTTGTAAATTAACTTGTTCGTCATCGTCTTCTTACGAGATGAGAAAAATAAAAAGATATTCTGATTGGACTGCTATGCCGTATAAAGAAAAATCACAATACGAGCAATTTCAAAAAATTCGTGTAATGGCTACAAATGCTGGATTACCTCTTTCTATTATTAATGATGCTATTCATTATCATAAAAAAATAACAGAATACGAACAAACATTTCGTGGTGATAATAAAGATGGATTAATTGCTGCGTCAGTCTATATATCTTGTAGAATTAATAATTATCCTAGAACAGCAAAGGATTTGGCTAAAATATTTCACTTGGATAATACAAGTGCTACACAAGGTTGTAAAACAGCTCAAATTATTATTAATTATTTAGAAAAAGATAAGGCAGATGATAAAACAGTATTTTCAAGTATTAAACCCGAAGATTTTATTGAAAGATATTGTAGTAAATTAAATATTAATTCAGAATTAACACAATTATGTAAATTTATAGCACGTATTATTGATTCAAAAAGAATGTTGGATTCTAATGCTCCGAATAGTATAGCATCTGGTGTTGTATATTATGTAGGGCAATTATGTAACTTGAATATATCTAAATTAGACGTGAAAACAATTAGTGATATAAGTGAAGTAACTATTAATAAATGTTACAAAAAAATATGCTCTTATGATAATAATTTATTTTTACCAGGTGCGATTAAAAAAAAATATAGTATCCAGTAAAAATAAAAGCAATGGGTGGTGGATTATTTGGAACTCCATTATATTTAAACATAAAATGTCTTATATTTTCAGCATTTGTTATCTCCATCTATTATTTACCTCATCCTGTTGGATACGCTCATAATTTTGTAATGATTTTTTTATTAGGCACGGCATCTTACATACTATTGGCATGGTATGATGTTTTGTACGATGCGAACGATAGATTAAAACCAACATTATTGGGTTGGTTATCAAAATCATTTAAACCACAGGAATATAGGGATGAATATGATAAATTACCTTTAAAAACACAAAAGGTAATACGTATGGTTGATATTGGTGTTTTAAGTGTTGTATTTATAGCATTCATATACCCTTTTATGGTAAATAATCCAACTTCTTCTATAAAACGAATTCGTAAATAATTATTTATCGCTTGTAAGTGTAACGTTTTGACTTTTTCTTAGTTTGTCTTCTGCGTTTGGTATGTTTATATTTTTTTAATCGTCTCTTGTTAATTGTTCGTTTTATTTTACGCCCACCAAGAAATGTAAATATTTTAGAATCTGAATAATGGGGTGATGAAAGAGATGGAAATTCATTACCTTCATCACAAGTAATATCTAGTATTCCTATTTTATTCCATCTTTGTAAATTATTTAACTTATTCAATATTTCTTGTAATGTAATTTCTGCTTCTATTTCATCAGCATCCTCATCTGAAACATCCTCGAATGTTTTAGCAATGTCTATTAAATATCGCCTTTTTTTTGTTCCATCAGGTAATTCATCGTATAAACTTTCAGAAGAATCATATAGAACAGATATGGCATATTCTAACCCACCTGCTTTTTCTGCTTCAGCTCTCGTTAATATAAAAGACTTATTTTTTATATAATGCCCATGTCTAGTATTATACATTAATTCACTTGTTGAATTTAGAACACCATCGCACCATGTAATGAATTCGGGAGTTTCTTTTTTACCCTTTGTATGATGATGACGGATTATAATTTCAGATAACACCATGTCTTTTGTTGTATCACTTATACTTGTAAAAGTTTGTATAAAATTATGTGCCAATTCTTCCTGAATTGTATGATCTTGATATATTTTATTACCATATTCGTTTTGAAAAAAACCACGTTTTTCGTTTAGAGAATATACATCGTTTCCTGGAAGTGCCATTGTAGTTTTACATAATTCTATTCCATTCGGTATTCCTAAAAGCGACGGATATCGTTTTTTGGTAGAATGGTAACCATGTGTTGTTATCAATAAGATTAACACATTATCATTAGATGGTGGCTTTATGGTAAAAGGTCCTGAAGTTAAATTCAATACTATTGTTTTTATTTTACCACGCAGAGAACTATTCACAACAACTTCTATAATATCCTGTGAGTTTCTTATAACATCCATTATTTCAAAACATAGATCATTAAGTTTAGGAATATATTCATCGGGACTTCTTACGACAACCGCACCATACTCATCCAATTTATGTCCTATCATATCTAATTCACGTTTTATTTCAAGAGCTTTTTCATTAAAACTACTGTATTCGGGGCGAGTTACAACACAATTTATTATTCTATTTATAACTTCTAGGTTATAGAAGCATACACCCCAAAGTTTATTATACTGAACGTAAATATCATCAGGAGGTCTATGATATTCACGGGGAGTTTCGCTTGTTTTTGAGCGACTCGATCGCCATATCGTAAACTCGTTATTACATAAATCATTTGACTCGTGTAATTTTGGATATTTACTAACCAAATAATCTTTCATATCAAAAAGTTTTGTTGTGGTGTCTGGTTCTCTAGAGCGTTTCCGATGGGTAATATCCATTATTGGTAATATATAATAACAATAATTTATTTATTTTTCTTAGTTGATTTCTTATTGTATCTCTTCTTGGAACTCCTCTTTTTGGACAAATTTACATTTACTAAAATGGCATTTGATAGATTTACACCAATCATTCTTATTCCAGACATATTTTTACCAGTTAAATCTAATCCACTTAAATTAACATTACGTAAAATCTTATTACTTCAATCCATTAAGTCTAAATCTAATCCATTCAAATTTCGTTCCATCGATTTAATTAATATAATATATGCGGATAATTATTATAATTATCTAATTATAATAATTTATGACTACTACTATACCCAAACGCGTTTTTATTATTCCTTATAGAGATAGGAAAGAACAAATGTATTTTTTTCAAAAGTATAGTTCTCTTATCTTAGATGATATTCTAAAAGATAGTGAAATATACTTTAGTCATCAATATGATAATCGTCCATTTAATAGAGGAGGTATGAAAAATATAGGATTTTTAGCTGTAAAATCAAAATACCCAAATGATTATCAGGACATAAATTTTATTTTTAATGACATAGATTGTCTTTCTTATAAACAATTATTTCCATATGAAACAACACATGGGATTGTAGCCCATTATTATGGTTCTATTCATACTTTAGGTGGAATCGTAGTTATTAAAGGTTCTGATTTTGAAAGAATTAATGGATTTCCCAATTTTTGGTCGTGGTCTTCGGAAGATAATGTATTACAAGAAAGATGTATTCAATGTAACTTGTTTATAGATAGAAGTAATTTTTATGAGATTGGAAGTCCAGAAGTTCTTCAATTATTTGATGGTATGAAACGATTGTTATCTAAGAATGATTGTTCGCGACCTCCTAATACACATATAGAAGATGGATTATCAACTATATCAAAATTATATTTTACAATAGACAAAGTATCTAAGAACCAAAATGATACTGGGTTCTTAGAAGAAAAAGAAAACACATTTGTTGTAAATGTATATCGTTTCACAACATTAAATAATTATAAAAAAGATAATTATTCACTTTATGATATACGAGAACCAGTAAAAAAATTTATGAAACATTCTTATAATAATCATCTTACGACTGATTTGACAAATTTAGATTGGAAATCATTTGAAATGCCAAAAATATCACCCTTGACCGTATCGGCATTAAATCAAATACCTAATATACGTCCATCACAATTACGTTCAAATTCGGCTACATCTTTACATAATCCATCACGAATAAAAAATAATAATACACAACAAGTAAATAATAGGACTAATCAAATGAATGCTAGAGCAACTCATATAATAGAACAAAGAATACAAGCAGAGGCTAGAACAAAACAAATAAAATTTTTAAACCATAACCGTAATCTTATCTTTAAATAACGAATAAATATACTTGGTCTTCAGTGTTGGGCACACGATATCGGGAATTTACGAAATATTTTACATAAGTGGGTATGATATGGAATGGTTCTAATTTTACCATAGAAACTTCGTCGGCACAACCACACATAATAGTCTCAATATCTGTTCGGATTTTACCCGTACATATTGGAAAACAATCGTGTTGAGTATAAGCGCTTTTCATTTCTTTCAAGATATTTTTCATAATCATTGGAATATTAAATGTTTCATATCCTTCATTTGTTCTACCACCTCCTATATCTACAATAGGAAGATATCCTTGAATTGATAAAGGACCCATTGCTGTTTTATACCACATTGTTCTATCCCAACCATTATCTATAAATGTTCCTTCTGTTTTTGTTCTTGGAATAACAATTGTATTTTGAAACATATCAAGCGGTTCGCCTTCCATAACATCGCGTTGAAATACAATTTCTCTATATTTATCTACAAATGGAGAGGGTGATTTCAAATCGGCTTTTACAATATCAATACTTTTTTGGTCCATAAACAAATCCTTCAATGAAGTTGATTTTTTGGTTGCGTCTGGATACATATCTTGATATGTTTTATTTTTTTTATAAAATATATGTGCTATACAATTTGAAATAGTGATAGGCAACGTTGTAATACAATATAGTTCGGTTAATACATAAAATGGAATATATTTATCAAATAAAGTATTTTTGGGAATTAAAATAATAGACCATTCATTTTCTTCAATAGAAATAGATACACATTCAAACATACATTCTATATCATTTATTAGTAAATCCATATCAGGATGATATTTCATAAACAATTCATAACAACCATTTACAAGTTGTTCGTGAGTAATATTTCTAGGCACAACAATTTGAGATGAAGATGAACCAAGAGAACCATAAATAACTCCTAAAAATCCATTTCTATTTATTATACCATTTTCTAACAATGCTTCATTAATGATTTGAATATGATTATCATTTTCTATATAAGTTGCCAATTCACCCAACCCTTCCAATTCATTTGGAACAAACCCCATTTTACATTTCATATCTTCTTGAAATGTCGCATTTGATTTAATTTGATCGATAACGGTGTTCGCGTAAGTATTCATTGTTCTCTGATTTGCTTGTTTAATTGTAATATGTATTAAAATAAATATTCAAATCATTTTTTTTCTATATTATGATTTGTTTTAACATAAATGTATCATAATTTACAATACGATTTTCAATGTTACTGTAAGTAGATAATTGTGTAACTGTTAAAGGTAATGGTATAATCCAATTATCTTTTTTTTGAAGAGATTTCCAATAAACATCTACGGCATAACGAGAAGTCATCTTCGGATTTTTAAATAAATGTTTTATGCCCTCGTGAAAGTTTTGTAATAATTTATCATAATAATGTGATTTTACTATATATCCTGTAGCACACATACCTGTAGTAACCCTCGCACAATATTTTACATTCATTATTTTTTCAATACTTATTATGTTAGATGCTAACAAGATAACATCCCAATTTGGTATATTTTGAATAATTTTTCTTACTTGTTTCTTCAATATAGTAACATTTGTAAATTGAATGTCATCTTCACAAATAAGAATATGATCGTAACCGTTTTCCTTGGCTTTTTGTAAACAATGAATATGGGAAAGAAAACATCCGATAGCTCCATAATGATGTTTTTTAGCATCTATATGTTCCATATGTAACGTGGGTATATCTAATAATTTAAAATTGGATATCAGATTTTCTTTTCTATCTACTCTTTCTCTTAGGTTGATATAAAATCCATATTTTAAATAATCAAGGGGGTCTATTTCGGGTTCATCTTCCAAATACAAGTGAATAGTAATTATACTTTTTGTGGGTTCATCATATGTATAATAAATAGTATCATATATTTTATCGGGATCGGGAGAGTCTTCCAGTGTAATAGACATTTATATAATGAATAAAATTTTAATTAAATGTATTTTTATAAAGCAATTAATGGAATGTTTCAGAAATGAAATTGATATTTTATTAGATAGAAATGCTGTAAAAGTAGAGATAGAAGATTATATAAAAAATAGAACAAGTGATAAATGGATTGATAAAAAATGTTTATTTATACATTCTACATACGGAACAGGTAAAACAAGTTTCGTTACACAGACAATAAAATCAAATGATTATAATTTATTGTATTATAATTCATTGGATATTAATTCAAATAGTTTAATTGATATCAAAAGAGCGGCAACTGGTTCAAATATAATTTCAAGTTTAACTAAGAAACAATTAGTCTTGGTAATTGATGATATTTATTTTAAAACAAATGAATACAAAAATATAACTAATCTTTTATATAAATTATGTTGTAAAGTGAAAATTCCCAAAACGGTCACGAAAAGGATTACAAAAAATACAAAAAATAAAAAGGACTTTACAGATACAGTTATACGTATTCCTATTATATGTATTGGAAATTTTAATGAAAAGAAAAATAGAGATATGGAGAAAATATGTCATATATTACATTTACAAGCACCATCGGATACAGAGATAAGAAAAATAATGAATTTAATTATGCCAAATATTTATGATGTGGAATATTGGGTAAATGTAATACAAGGAAATTTAAAGGTAATGACAACTATTTATGAATTATATAAAGATGGTGTATTATTTGATAACACATTCAATCATTCTTTTACGTCTATAAATACATACCCTGAAAATATAAAAACAAACGTTCATACATTGATAACAGAACCACTGCCTTTTTCAAATCATTCGCATTTTATTAATGATGGCGATAAATCATTAATTGGATTATTATTTCACGAAAATGTAATAGATTATATTTCAGATGACAATACTTATTTATCTATATTGGATAATTTTTGTTTTGCTGATTTTATAGATAGAATTTGTTTTAAAAAACAAATATGGCAATTAAATGAATTGAGCTTTTACATTAAAACTTTTAAAAATAACCAAATTATAATGGAAAATGAAGTGAATATTGGCAACCAACAAGTAATTGAAAATGGTAAGGAATTGAGATTTACAAAAATATTAACGAAATATTCAACTGAATATAATAATCGTATTTTTTTCTTGAATATTATGAATGAATTGAACGCCGATAAAAAAGATATATTATCTTGGTTGTATAAACACAATAAAATTCATACAAATCCAGATACATTATTGGAAAAATATCCTTTATCTAAATTAGAGTTAAATAGATTAATTAAATTTATCAATATATCTATCCCCGATTCCACTGAAACGATAGAAGAAACAAATAATGATGTTGTAGATTTATATGAGTAATTATATAATAATTTTTTATAGTATTATTATATAATAAACACTGTATGAGTAGAAATTTAATAAAAGGGAAACTAATAAAAGAGAAACGAGACGCGAGTAATGACAACATAGATAGTCTAACTGTTAGTGAGCGTATTCCTATGCCTTCTCAAGTCGCTGTTCCAGTTAATACTGAATCTGTTGAGGATATAATAAATTTTTTGAATAATAATATTATTGGAGAGCAAGAAGGACAGCTCGTGCCAATAGGAGAGGTAGAACCAGACATACAACACCAAAAAGCAGCATTGGACCAATTAGTAAGCCCACAACCTGCTAGTAGAGTATCGCGTGTTTCTCGTGGTGATGTTCCCAGTATCGGATATAATGATACAATTCAAGTAGACACTCGTAATAATGAGGGCGAATTGGTTGCGATAGAAAATATACAACATAACGAAGAAGGTGCCGAACTTGAAGAAGAAGAAGCATTAGGTGTGATAGAAAATAGACCACATAACGAGGAACAAGCATTAGTTGATTTAGAAAACTTCCAAGAAGCTAAATATGCCTTTGTACGACAATTAGGTATATTAATGGATAATCGTTTGAAATCTGTTGAAGATATGATTGAACAGATTGGAAAGAACGAAAATGTAGCAAAAGAAAGGGCAAAATTAACAGCCATATACGAAAGTTTAACTGCTATAAAGTTATCAGACGCTTTGGATATTGACGTTTTACGAGAACGCGTAAAAATACAATTAAATACATACGTTACGTGGCTAAAAACGAAAACGAATAATTATATTCTTGATTATTTTACATTTGCGAAACCTAAAATACAAGAGATTTTAAAAATATTGGAAAAGCTTCCATCCACCTTTTTTACTGATCCAGATAATCCAGATAATATTGATATGTTAGGAAACAGATCAACATCGCTAAACTTTAAACAAGTATCATATTTTGTATGTTATATTGCTCTTTTATGTATTTTGCTAATGTTATATTTGGTAGCAGGTTTAATGAAATTTATTAATGACGTTGATACTATGTTGGGAATAACACTTGAGATGATGACAGAAAACCAAGATATACATGAATTAAGACAAGAATACAGGAGACAAGCTTGTATGACAGGGTTAGGTTTAATAGAATATACATTGAGATGTATTAATGTAAATCATATATTAAAATTTATGTTTTCAAGAGTTGGTATTATACCAACGATTTCTATAATGTGTATTTGTATTTATGTATTTAGAAATCAATCACCGTTCTTTAATACGATATACGTTATGTTCTTTCAAGTATTACGAACAATCGTCCAGACTGTACCAACTGCGGATTCAGCTTCGGAAGTTACAAAAAAAACAGTTATTGTATTTATTGATACTCAAATTTATGGTGTTGAAAAAGTCGCATATGATAGATCTCCTCAGCAGATAAAAGATGCGATTAATACTGTTAATTATGTTACCAATTCAACAAGTAATTTAATAGGTGAAGCA